TACTTTTGCAACAACCACTAACCGCCAACCGCCAACCAGACTATACACACTCCCCACCTAAGGAGATCCCGGCATCCAGCGCGTATAATTTATTTTTTTTATTTCGAAATAAATTATAGATAAAATGTCTGAAATTGGACCTACTGGTGTTAATTCATTGGATCAGTTTTATGAGCCACTCTGCCCTAATGGACCCACTGGTCCGATTGAACCCGTTAAGCCTATCAAGAAGTCCCCGGCTTTTGATCTATGGTTTGATCTTTATAACTCCAAGGAGGTTGACGCTGTACTGATGATGTGTCCAGATATTGCTAAGGACTTCGATACTATCTACAAGCAGTTTTCCAATACTAATGATTGGGAGCTTCTCTATAAGATTATTATTGATGGTCTTGCAGAGGCACAAGAGACGATCCTATCTAACCCTCACAATACCTTCATCTCTTTCTGTCGTTTCCCTTCAATCAATCCAACTGGTTGCTTGAAGAAGTTCTATGAGAACACTACTGAGACTTGGCGCCGATCTGGCCGCTATGAGTCTTAATCCACACATAAGTATATTCGTCATATACACGCTTACAACCACCCGTTTTTGTTGTATAAGGAAGCTTCTCAGTCTCTTCACCAAATATACCAACTATGTATCTATATAACTTAGTTGGTACATTAAGAGCCATCACCCCACCTACTGGTAAATTATTCCAAAGACCAGTGAGTGTTGGTTTGATCACCTCCTCTTCGAACTTACCTTTAGTTGTATATTCGGGCATACCCTCGTACAGCTCACGATCATAATATGGAGGACTTGTTAGAATAGTATCATAGCTGTATACAGAGTAATCTATTTTTGAACTATCAGTGAAATTCATAGAGATCACACCACCCTTATTGTATTTCTTTATCAATTGCTCATAAGGTGTCTTAAGATTAGTATTTGTATCAAAACCAGTATAATTAAGACCCATACTAATGGCTCCAAATAAACGACCGCCCCAGCCAGCATACGGATCTATAATATTGCGGCTCTTATATTTGGTATAAACTTCAACCGCATTATACGGCCGAAAGTTCTTAACACTACCGTAATATAGTTGGTAGATCCCTCTACGATTCATAGTAGACAATTTCTTTTGGACCCAAGCCGGTAAGTCCTCTTCTTTAGCCGCCAAGAATTCATTATAGGTAAGACCCTTACATCTTGTATTGGCTCTATGATCAAGAAAGAACTCATTACACTCCTTTATCCCGTATCTATAATCCATATCTATATGTTGCTGGTTTTAAAATTTTAATGCCCATCCGCGCCCGTCAAGTTTATCAGCCAATTAATTAATTAATTCCGGCAATTAAATAGATGGAAGAATCCCAAAAAGAACTTGATAAAGCACTATCTGGTATACATAGTCGATTTGTCCTCATTAATCACTTATTCAATACTAAGGAAGCACTTGATAAGAGCTATTATACTGCAATGAATGAAAACACCAAAAAAATGATCGATCAATTAAGCGAACTCTCTGTCATAGTAGCTAAACGGTTTCAAGTTATTTTTGTTGACTGGCCAAAAACTTGAAACGCTCGGCACCCTTTTTCTTGGCCGTCGCCCAAGCCACTATGTCGTTCCTCAATACCGTTAAGATCCCTCTTAAGCCAACCTTCAACCGAATTTATGATCTCCTCAATACTCTATATGACCCTACCTTTGAATGCGACGAGGAAGAAGGTAAGGGATCACTGTGCTGGTATTGGAACTTTGAAGAGGAAACTGAAAATTGGGGTGAGTACAGTGAAGCAATTGAAAAAGTCGTTAAGAAGTGGGTTAGTGAATACAATAAGGGTCATAATGACCATTATGCTATTAACTATAAAGTTAATCAAGAACTGGTAGAGATCGAGTTCAGTTTGAATGTGGAGCCATCTGGACTACCAGTAGAGCGCGATAATGATTACACTCTACCCAAAAACTGATCCGGTCCGGGCCAAAACTTGAAACGCTCGCCAGCCCCTTTTTGTTGGCCGCCGCCAAGCCACCAAGCCATTAAGATGATGATGACCCGCCTACAAACTCGCCTACTAACTGACGCTCTTAATGTATGGATGAAGAGCCACTGTTATGATCTTGATATGGAAGAGATTAAGAAGATTAGTTATGAAAAGAAACTTAACCAATTTAAGAGTTGGTTCGGATTCAAGCCGACTAAACCAGAACAGATTATTGCGTGTTGCTTGATCTAATACTTGATATACTCCTTTTGCATAGCCACCGAATGCCCCATATCAGAAGCCAATTTTTCTTGATGCTTGGCCACCTCACCCATATTGTCCGACAAATAGATATGGCGCAACATACTGGATCCAATACGCTTATCGAAAATACGATTGAGAATACGAGTCATACCATTTGTAGGATTTAGCCCGGGCAACAGAGGAATTTCCTTATCCTTCTTATTAGGATGGTACTTGATATATACCTTAATAATCTTCTGAAGGCTCTCTGGTGCGTCTACTATCTGTTGTCCATATGTCTTTGCGGTCTTATACTTATTGAATACAAACTTGTGAGTATTCAGACTATAGTAATTTTTATTAGCGTCAACCTCCTTCGGGATGTTCTTGACTACTACAAGTGATGTATAATCTTGATTACGACGAGGGGGAATGTCAGTATACAGCGAGAGAACCAGTAATTGGATCAGCTTATCAGCTTGTTCGGGTGTTAGTGTGCGCTTAGTCAAACTTGACAGTGAAACTTCCTCGGACAATTCTAACTTTTTTTTTTCGACATCATCCCAAGAGATCCAGTTCTCTTCTTGCTTCTCAGTCTTCTCGTGAGGATCCTCCTTCGACTTCTCACTGTGAGCCTTCGAAGTCTTACCATTCCAGTAAGTATACGCCTTCTTATATGCCGGCTTATCCTTCACAAGCCGGAGAACACTACTCAATACAGCATACTGATTCGCTTGAGTACTTGGTGCATATGTATCGATTATCTTCTGTACCTCATCAGCCTTACGAGTAAAACCCAAAGAGGTAAAATTCTTACTTCCATTCAGCTTGAATAGTGTCTGAATATATTGCTTCGCGGTGCTTTCAGAAATGTTGCGTTCAGCGATCAGAACCCGTTGGAGGTTCATCATAAAATCGTTGGGGGCGGAGGCGGTGGTAGTCATCTACTACTATGCCGGGAGAAAAGTTTAGGTAGGAAACGCGTTTGGGAGAAAAGTGCGTGCCGGGATAAATCGGATCCAAAATACACTCCCGACCTTTTTTCTGACCTATAACTATAAGATGCCGTATTTCTTGAAGAAGTATCCCAAAGGATGGAAGGTCGTTGACGATAAAGGACACTTCTACAGTAAGCGACCTATCAGTAAAGAGAGGGCCACTGCACAAATGAGAGCTTTATATGCAAATACTACTCATACTGGTAAAGGTTATACTATATACCAATTGGGTGATAATACTCATTATGTGCTACACGGCAAAGGTCGATTTACTGAGTTCATTAAGAAGGGTGTTCGTAAAGTTGGTGAAGTTGCTAAGAAACTTGTCGCCCCCGGCTTGAAGGCAGTTAGAGATCTCACAAGTCCTATCACTCGTCAAAACAACTATCCCCCTAAAGTTCGTAATCTGATTGATCAATATAAGAACTGTCTAATCAAGAGCGCATACGCGCGTCGATTCCCTATCTATGATGTTCTCGAGAAAGTCCTCAACTTTATCAGCGCCAATAAGTTCGGTGAGATCAAGCGCCGCCTTGGATATGACAAGCTATTCCACTTATCTCTTGTTGTTGGAGTACAGTGTCCAGATGGCCGTAAACTGGGTATTATGATCGAAAAGAATGAAGTGATTAATATCACAACCGATTACAAAGATGATGGTCCAGATACTCAAACTATGCAGATCCCAGTTCCCGTTGCTATCCGTTTTGGAGCCTTCTTGGAGAAAGCACAACAGAGTGTCGGCCCCAGCTTCTTCCAATATGACGCATTCCAAAACAACTGTCAGATCTTTGTACGCAATCTCCTACAAGCTAATGGTCTACTCAACCCACAAGTCGAGGGCTTTATAATGCAAGATACTCTATCTCTAATGAAACAGCTACCAGATTATGTACCACCTTTCGCTCGAGTAGTTACCAATATTGCGGGTATTGCTGATCGCTTTATTGAGGGTGAAGGTAAACCAGATCTGGTTGGTGCTGGTCCTTGGAAAAAACAACTTAACGATAGTTATAGATCCGTTAGACGGGCTATTGAAACCAGTGATGACGCCCAGAAGGATATCAGATTGGATATATTGGATAGATACCACGACAGAGCTGAACGAATCATAGACCGTATAACAAAAAAGACACAGTTCTTCCCCAACTTAGAGAAAGGGACCTTTTCAACTGCTCTAAAGAAACCAGCAAAAGCACAACTCCTCCAAGATATGAATTCAATCTTTAACACAGTTAAGACCGCTCGTATTGAATACCGTAATGATTTACCAAGTGGATATATCCTAAATAACACTCTCCCTTCTGGCCGTGAAGTGGGGGTGGTTGTGTATGGTGATAATAACCCACCTACAACAGAAGAGGAAATTGATAAGTTTGCTACAGCCTTCTTAGCTGAGGCTGGTAAGTTCCCTATTGGTCTCTCACACCCAGCTCCGGTTGTTCAAGAATGGGAAACTGAAAATCCTATGAGACAAGGGCGTGGTAAACTGGAGGGTGCCGGCTTCTTTGATGATGTTGGTGATTGGTTCAAGACCACCTTCACTGGCCAGCGCGATACTTACCCTCTCCAGCCCCTCTATGATGTTATTGAACTGATCGGCCCAGCTCCTAACGCAACAGATTATGGATTTAATGAGTTGGAGATAAGCCGTGGACAGCGCCAGTCAGCCCAGCTCGCCCTACAAGATCCCAAGTCTGTCTTCCGTCAGATCGAAGAAAAGAAAGCGGATCGCTATGAGGCCGCCCGTCGTAAGTTGTACGCTGAAGGTAAAAGCACTTTAGTTGTCAACAACGAACTTCGTAAACTTGCTAATAAGGCTCCTTATTATCGCGATTGGCTTTCTAAAGAAGAATGGTGTCAATATGAGACACAACGGGCTAAAACTCAGAACCGCCCTCCTCCTACTGAATGCGGTGAGAGCGAGATTAAACCCGCTGAAGGACAGACTTTTGACGCAGCCCGTCAAGCCGCCAATCTCTGTGCTTGGCTACAAACACCCGAAGGACAACAGTATAAGCAAGCCGTTCAGCTATGGAATTCTAATAAGAAGGAAGTCGAACAAGCTAATGAGGAGATCGTTAAAAACAACGAGATGATCGAAGCTGAGAACCAGAAGATCCGAGAGTGTAATGAGTCTTTTGGTTGTTCACTCAAGACAGCTCTCGGAAATATAACAGATGTGGTCAGTTGGATCCCGGGACCAGTTGGTACAATTGCTGGTCTCGCCAATACTGGTCTATCATTTTTTGGTGATGGTAAACTAAAACGAGGTGGTCGTCGTTTGGCCGCTATTCCAGATCTTACAATCGAACAGTTCTACGGAATGTATGGCCGTCCTATGGAGCGTTCTCAGTTTGCGCCCGGGCCAGAAGGAGATAAGAAATATCAAGAGCATTTGGATGGATTCCAACGACGCTATGAAGCCCGTAAGAAGGGGATCAGTCCAGTCAATCCCACTTCACAAGATTATATTGAACGCGGTAAAAAGATTGTGGAGGAGTTTGATAGACAGAAGGAAGCTCGTCGTAGAGAATATGAGGCTAAGGTTAAGAGTTTCCCCGATATTATTCTACCACAATGCGGCCCGGCAGCCGATAGAACAGAAGAATATCGCTCAGCTGGTATATCTCAAGTCGCAACTGGTATGGCGCCTTTACGAGCTATGCAAAGAGGACGCGGTAAACACTGTTGTGGTAAGTGCGAAAAGAAAAACGACGGATCTTGTATAATGAAAGGTGGTTGTGGTACTTGCGGTGGATCGAATGGCGTTATGCGTGGTGGTGCTATAAGTACACGACGCTTTTTAAATGCTATGAATCGAGCAATTGCTGAACTTCCAGAAATAGATACTATTCCCGCTGATAGTGCAGCCGGTTTTCTATTTTCTACCTTAACTGAAGATTATGAATTAGATGCAATGGATCTATACAACAAAATGGTTGAATTGCGCCATACTGAGAGTCCCAGATTCCCATACATCGCACTTTTACGGCAGAGACTTCGAAGTGATCTGCGTGAACGCGGATTTTTGATCGGTGGCCCACCCGGTGGCGCACCAGCTGATGAAGAAGAGGAAGAAGGTAGTGGTAAGCCAGAGAATGAGTTCTTTGACTCTAAAGGTAATAAGGTTGTTATGGATCGCAAGGACTATCTCGCTGAGCATAAGCGTCTAATTGGTACACTGGAAGATATTCGTAAGAAAGCCACAGCTGAAGAAAAGAAACAGAAGTCTGAACCAGAACTCAAGAAAGGTGCTGGTCGTAAGAAGACTGCTTTTAAGGGAGTTCACTGGGGGACTTTGACAAAACAGTGGAAAGCATATAAGAAGCATAAGTTCACAACCCTTGATGAGTTTGCCCATTATGTTGTGAAGAATCCCAAAGAGTTCAAACCAATTACATTCAAACGCGCTCTATTCTACAAGAATTTGATAATGAAGGGAGGTAATAAAGATGCTGCTGATTTTGAAGTAGAGGATATTAATCGCGAATATGATCAGCTTGTTAATAGTGAAGCCCAACGGATTGTTGATCTCTTTAGAATGAAAGGGCCATTATATGCTCGCCAAGCTACTAATAGTTTGAACTATCCCAGAGAAATAAGAAGTGATATTGAGAAAAAGGCCAAAAAGTTAATGGATAATAGTGTTTTCTTACCCATACCAGATCCAGCCCCAGCACCAGCACCAGCGCCAGCACCAGCACCAGCACCAGTACCTCGAAAAACACGCGGTCGAGGAGTACCAAAAGCCGCCGTCGTTAGTAAGATCAAAGCTGTCGCCACCAAAGCGTCCACCAAGAAGGCAGCGCCGATTAAGAAAGGTGCGCCCGTTGAACTTCCGTTCTCTCGAGATGAATACCTTAAGCGAGTCCGAGCAGCTGCAAATAAGGCCGGTTATGATGGCCGCGCGCTCGAGTTCAGCGACAAGCCAGATAAGAAGTTTATGATCTATGATGATAAGGGTAAAAAGCACTACTTTGGAGCCAAAAGCTTCGGTGATTTTATCATTTGGTCAGCAATTGATAAGGAAAAGGCTGAACAAAAGAAGAAAGTATTTCACGCAAGCCATTCAAAGATAAGAGGCAACTGGGCTTCTAATAAATATAGTCCCAACTCACTTGCTCTCGCCATTCTCTGGTAATTGTAAGTGTTTTGCAGAGAGTTCAATATTAAAACGAATTCGATCCTTATGCTCCTCTGGGGCGCTCTTCAAAGCTCGTTGACCCATAACATAAGCCACTTCGTGATGCCCAGTAAAATAAGCACAGACAGCCAGTTCGTCATCATAACGCCACTTATAACACTCTTCCATAGCAAATAGGAAATCACTATGTGCCTCTCTGTTATTCACTGAAAGACCCATAGCGTATACTTGATGATCAAACCGCTTTTGCTGGCGGGCAAAACCCATAATTGTATACGGGATCTCCAGACGACGATTATCTATTTGCATACCCTTCCAAGCCAGCTCCAGACGCGTTGCCCAGTTATCTTCGAGTCGGATCAAATTCAGATAGCTTTCATAGTTCTCTTGAGGCCATCCAGCCTTTAACTCAGCCCGCCTACGATAATACTTCTTAGCCCGCTCCTTATCACCATAATCGCGCCAACTGTTTGCTATGTAGAATAGAGTGCGTGGATCATTGGGCATCTTCATAAGATCTTCCATCAAAAGCTCGGCATCACGCTTATACTTGAGTGGATCAGCATTACGGGCGCCAGTACGATTAGAAGTCATATAGAGAGTATCTGGAATCGATTCCTTTACAGCATCCTTCAACTCTGGATACTCGTGAAGAACCCGTTCATACTTCCAAGGCTTACTATTACGGAACACTTGAACACGCTGATACTTACTTGCGCTTTGCTTAATTGTTATATAAAATCCATCTGGACCAGTTGTCCGATACTTCTCAAAGAAAAGAGGATCAAGTTCACCTTCCAGTGTATCATCTGCGTCAAGCATAAGAGAGAAACCTTCTGGCTGATACTCACGGCTTTTTTGGAGCGCGACTGTTCGATTGTGTCCGAAGTTCTTCCAAGGAGTGTCGCAGATAATACCGGGAATATTATGCTCGGCAAAGAAATCAGTAATAACCTTCTTAGTGTTATCAGTGGATCCAGTATCACAAATACAATAATGAGTTATATAAGGAAGGGAAGATCGTAGACCAATAGTTATTACAGCGGCTTCATTCTTCACAATAGCAGTCAGTACAACGGGGACTCGGTCCAGTTTGGTAGTAATTGTCGCCGGAAGATCGTTCATTCTATTTTGTGTCTGGAAACTAATTATTAAATTCTGGACGCAAAAATATCCGGTGGGGGTTTAAGGGACCAAAAGTGTATCAATCCCACCATTAAACTTTTCAGCAAAGAAACGATAACCCAACTCCTTCATACAATAATCCTTAATATTGAACTTCGATTCTGTTGAATATTGGGGATAAGCCTTACAAACACTATTATATAAATAAGGGGCAAATTGCTGATTATCTTCGTAATAAATTACTGGACGATCCCGAGTAATTGTCTTTAAGCCTCCCGAGAAGATAAAATTCTCCGCTCCTTGGGCATCGCAGTGAATATAACCAATATCTTCAAGAGGTTGATCATCAATTGTTGTTAGTTTAATTGACTCTCCAGATGCACCCATACCAACACCACCAAAATTAGCTGGTTTACCATCTTCATATCTCTTAATAACCTCCCCACCACCTCCATCCAGATCCAACTTATTCATATTTCCATCACCGGGGCAACAAAAAACAGCGAGATTGTATGGAACTACCTTATCTGTTAGTCCATTTTGTTCGATATTCTTAGTTAATAGTTGATATAGATTGTGTTGAGGTTCATAAACATATAACTTATTATTAGCACTTATATAGCTACTATATACCAGTGTACTTGTTCCACAGTGGCCACCAATCTCCAAAATATTCCGATTAGGATTGATCCAACGCCGGAGTTTTATTAAAGTATCTTCATCCCAATACTCTCCCTTCTTGAAAACTGGGGTTATATAAGTATCATTGCTATATAGTGTTAGCTTACCAAACCGAGTATCAAAAGTCTCTTGCATCTATTTTTGGTTAGGATAATAAACTAAAATATTAACCGCATTGCGGTATTTGTTTTAGTTTTAAAAGATCAATTATAAGCTATTTACATCAAGCGAGCGCTGAGAGACTTCTTGCTACCAGCACCGGACATACCCGCGCCAGCTGCACCATAGCCAACTGCGCCGAGAACATCCTTCACCTTACCCTCGGGGAGCAGCCCCTTCGCGGCAGAGACGATCGGCTTCGTCTTCTTATAAATTTCAACCCCCTTTGAAAGCATACTGCCCAACTTGGAGAAGAAGCCGTGGCCAATCATACGGTGAGCAGACTCGGAGTCAACCACACCGGCTGGCTCTGCGCTGATCACATCAGCTTCGCTTAAAATTCCTTTCAAAATTCTCGAAGAACCAGCCATCGACTCAAAGAACCCAGAGTTCACCGCGATCGTGTAGAGGGTGTAGGAACCAGCGGCAATATCAGAGCCAGAGGGGTTGAAGAGAGTAGGGTTATACTGTAATACATAATTTCCCATTGTGCCGGCAGCTTGGCCGGCCTGCAGCGCAAAATCGACGCCGGGTCTGAGAATCATAAAGCCACCAACAGTCTGCACGCGACCGTTAGGCGCGGGGACACCAGTGGCGCCAGCACCATAGCGCTGGTGGGCCAGACCGGACCACTCGTTGTAGTCCATATCGAGGCCGTTGTGAACGGCCATCTGGTAGAGCTGATGAGTCTGGTGAGCGGAGAGCAGACCAGCGAAGTTGTCGAAGTTCAGCGACATCTTCACAAGGGGGATATACCAGTCGCCCTCACCAACGCCATACTGGTTAGGCTTAGCGTAGCAGATTAGATAGTCTGGGATCATATTGAGAACGATAGTCTGGGACTGAACCGTTGTCTGAACACCAGCGGGGAGGGCGGGGAGGTTTGTCGAGAGGAATCGGGGAAATTCAAAATAGGGAACGCAAGACTTAGCGGGTAGAGGGAGATCCAGAGAAGGGGTGAGGAACTGCACATTAATAGTAGAGTTATTGAAAGGGGACCCAGAAAAGACGGGGTTGAACTGTACTGCGGTGATCGCACGACCAGTCTCAGCAGAACGCACAACACGGGAAATACCAGCGTTAGACTTCAAGTTGCACACAAACTGGATGTTGTTAATACCAAAGAGACCAGTATCCCACTCCGCAGAATCAGCGAAGATGAAAGGAGGCAGCACAAACTTCTCAACAGAAACAAACTTGAAATAGAGAGTGTATGCAGTACCAGCAGTAGCACCAGAGGGGACAGTAGGCACGCCGTTCACCTTATCATAAGCGGCTCCAGAATATGCCGGAGAAGCTGTGCCGGTGAGGGGGTTGCCGGCGGGATCAGTGAAAACGATGTTCCAGAAAGCACCGTTAGGCTGCTCATCGCGGGGAGACTGCTCGGAGTAGCCAGCCAGAGGGGAGGCGATCGAGGCATAAGCATCCGCGTAGTTCTTGTAGCGATCCAACATAGTAGGGCAAGTGCGAGCCAGACGGTTCTTACGGTAGTCTACCATACGGAGAACCTCGTGGAGAACAGTATCAGAGTTGATGATCACACTGGTATCGTTGATAGTGGCTGAAAGGGTAGAGAGCATCTCGTTGAGGGGGAAAGCACAAAGCGCCCAATCCAGACCCAGCTGAGCAATAGGGTTGCCGGTACCACCAGCAGCAGCAACGGTAACAACCATAGACATAGCAACCTCAGAAGCCCAATCCATAGCGCGGTCAACGAACACATTCTGAGAAGGCACATTGATGTTAAAAGTGTGCTGGGAGCTGGTCTGGGAGATTGCCCGGAAAGGGGCGTTAGTGAGGGAGAGGGAACCCTTCTCCACTGCATACTTTGCCGGGTGCTGAACAATACGCTGGTCAAAAATAGCTATCTTCTCGACATCTGCGGCGGCCATTCTGTTATACTATGGCCAAACAAAAAAATTATGCCGGATAATTACGCTTTCTAATCCTTGATTCGGCGTAGCATTACTTTTAGGGAGACGCTGGATCCGTTGTACATCTGGACCGGAGTCAACTCACCCGTTAGCCTATTTTTCCAGTAAACTTGTATATCAATAGAATTGATGGCTGTCTTCGAACGGCTCATAGAAGCCATACGATACTCTGCCGTAGGGGCATATTCTACATAGCCGCGAAAACCCGAAGCATTAGTCTGGTACACAGCCACATCAGTTATAATAGGCTGGAAAGCGGAAATAGTAGTCTGGAGTACCGTATCGTTTCCATTACCAAAACGGACTGGATCAGAAGTAGCCTCATTAACTACCGGGAGCAAGCCGGAAGTAAATACAATTGCCGACACCGGACACCATAAACTACTCGTCGACTCATAGTCTTGAATGGTCAAAAAATAGTCTACACCGCCATAGCTGATCTTATTTGCGCCGTTCAAGATATCCTCAATATAAATCTCCACTGTGCGACGATTGCTCAAGTTGCGATAGATCGACTTGAAGTTTGTAAACATACCGTAGAGGTTCTCGCCCATATACAGAACAGCCTCTTCATCAGCTGCTGTCCCAGCACTTGTCCGCTTATCAAAGCCAAAGCTGTAGCAAGGGGCATAGATAGAAAAGAGGTTGGTTGTGGGATTATAGGTGATCTGTGGGGGCTTAGTTCCCAGTGTAGGTGCAGAGCCGGGGATCGAAGTAGCAATCCACCAAGCGTTGAACTGTGTCTGTAGATCATCCACAGCAGCGCGCAAAGCCTTATTAACTAAAGACACCCACCAAGTGTAGGTTGTTGTCCAGTAATAGCGAGTGCTAATATCTTGACCAGTCTGACAAGTGCTGGCCAGAGGTGGACGGGCAATAGTTATATCAGTATACTCGGGTTCCCAAATAATCGGCTGAGTAGTTGTAAAAGAGTTAGTATAGTGAGTACCACTAACAAGATAATCAACAGAAAGATCCAAAGAACAACTGTAAATAGTCAGATTGATATTATTACTCGGGTTCTCTGCACCAGTCTTGATTAAAGGGATAAAGAGAGGGAGATCCTTACCCGGACCATCCATCGTAAATCTCACTATCGAAAACTGATACTTAGAACAATCCTTGATGAGAGGGATATCGCGAGTCTCAATAAACCGGACAATAGGATCAGCGCCGGTATCAATCTGTGTCTTATTGTTGATGATTGATCCATTGTAGTATACTATGTCGGGGTCGCCGAATTCATCAGTACCACCAGCATAACTAATAGCCCCAAACTTAGACATTCTATATTTGGTAGATAGATTTTATTTGCCGAGTTCTGAATATGTAAATACGCCTATAAAATCATCCTTGCTATTGGTTCCCATCTCTTTCATTCCTTCTTTTACAAAATTATAGAATTGGAGGTTGGTCATATCCTTACATAATAGCCGGGAAGCACACCAACGCCCACAACTGGATATATCAGATCGTTCAACTTGATATTGAAAAGTATTGTAATAGACTCGTTGACCACTATTGCGTAGTAATTCAGTTAAACGGGCTGTAGGTTCACCTAATTCAATCAATTTCTCTTCACTTAGCCAATCGCGTTGTGCATCTGGTTTATCACCATAACTATCGAAGTATTCGATGCCTTCCGGCCTTTTAAACATACAAAGCCAGTGTCCAGTATGTTCATTTTCAGTTAGGAAAAGGAATACACAACGACCTTCCCGATCAAATGCCTCATCTATATGTTCGAACTCAAAGAACTTGGGATAAGTAAACACTTTTGTATCAGTTCCCAATATCTCATTAATATCGTCATTAGATAACGCATATTCCCTAATGCGTTTCAGTAAATCGGCACTCATTTTTCTTTTATAGTAGTAGATAAGATTATGAGTTTGATCAAGCCAAAGTCTTTCCCCCTCAATTATCCAACTGAAGCTGTCCGCTTTATCCAACTACTTGCTATACAAAAGACGCCTACTGTTATGGGTTCTCAAGCATTGCGTTCTCAACTGTATGCTGGCGATTATGATCTGAATGAACTGGTACAAACGGAATATAAGGACGCAGCGCCGGAACGACTTGCTAAGCGCCTTATTTCTGTTGTTGAAGGGTTGACAAAGACACCTAATTGCTATATTGGAGATATTAAGTGTGGTGAAGTTGCTGAATGGGATGTACTGGCTGGTGTAGAATATAAGAACGGTGGTAAGATTGTTGGTTATGATCAAGCGAAGGCTCTGGCTACACTCCGACGGATCGATTGGGCTGAAAAGACTGACTATGCACTATTGCCGGCTAAGTTAACACCAGCCATCTATTTCAAAGCGCTTGAAGCATTCAAATATCATATTATTCGATGGACAGTAAAGGAGATATTAGCGGGTGAAAAGGAACTGGCTGATGGACGGCGCTATACAGTTGCTGAAGGGATCAACAGCCCCAGTCTAACAAAGATTGATATTGTGGGTCTGGTTGGATCTCGTTATACGGATTTCAGTTGTATCTATATCTTCGAGAACAACGGGAAGGTTCTAAATGGAATGGATATAAGTCCTCAAAATGATCTTCGCGAATCCCTATGCTATTATAAAAGTGTCGGCAATTATTTCAAGATGGCTAAACGGATGTTCAGTCTTGCTCGTTTGAAAGATGATAAGGTAGTTATAACAAAACTAAATGATATATTGAATAGTGATCTTGGGAGGTTATATAGTATAATAAGTGATGCTAATACTTTGTTATTCTTATTGGAAAACAGTGAGATAGTTCCTAAGGAAAAAATAAAGAGTGAACTGGAGGGCTTTAGGATTCGATTGGGCAATATCTATACAATTGGATCTGTTGAAAAGGAAGGGGTCTTAAAGAAACTGGTAAACGCCAGTGAACTGCCGGCAGACGCTGCGGGACGAGAACGGCTGGAAAAGAGTATGAAGTCGTTAGTGAATGGGTTTGAGGAAGTACTTTCTCGGTATGCAAAGCGGGCGCTGTCAACCGTCAAGTTGATCCCTTTGCCGGCTGGCTACCAGTGCTGAGACGGCCTTCGGCCGGTTGGGACAAACCACTAACCGAGATCTCTACCTCCACTCAACGATAATTTGACTCCTTACAAAAATATTGCCTATTATACCTATTGCTTTTGTTTCTTTTCTTAAAAACCACCCGAAGGGTTATTGAAAAGTAGGGTGGTTAGTGGTTAGTGGTTAGTGGTTGATTCAAAAGTTTTGTACGAGAGGAGGATCGAAAAAAAAAAAAAAAGAGGTCAAAGTCAGAAAACGAGTTTTGGACAAACCACTAACCACTAACCGGGTAGAAAAAGTTGGGCTGTTGACTCTCGAAAGTAATAGGAAATATAGGGGTTTTGGTAGGAAAGTCGATTTAAAACGCCGGTTAGTGGTTGGTTAGTGGTTTCAAACCACTAACCGTCTCGGACTTGCCTACCTAAATGCCCTCGTTTTCAGTCATTTTCAGATCAAAAAACACCCTTAGATCTTTACATCGATTTCTACCTCGTGTCAAACCGCGTCAAATCCCGACAATTAATTAAATAATTAATTAATATAATGGAAACTCCCGCTGCCCCAGTTAAACGCCGCCCCGGTCGTCCCCGTAAGAATCCCTTACCCGTTGTTGTTGAAGAGCCGAAGCTGGAGTCGACACCTCAGATTGTGATCGATGAGAGTTCACCTCCAGAAGATATGCCTCCCCTCGAGGAGGCATTCGATGAGCCGCCTATGAACTTTCTCCCTCCAGAGGCCCCGATCCGTTTTCCTAATCACCTATCTTCAGTAGAGCTTCGCGCTGAGATCACTAAATACGCTAATATTGTGGGTGGGCGTATGAAGCAGCTGGTTGACGAGCTGAACCGCCGTTTTCCTTTTCAACGCTAAGTTAGAAATGGCTGCTGAGATAGAACAAAAGTCTGAGATCCATTGGAATTCCCGGCTTGAGAAGTATTTTGCTGACACCGGCGAGAAGGCTCACTGTTTCAGTTGGCTCCATAAACGGGCCGAAGAGATGTATAGCCGCAAGACAGTTTTTATCGATCTCCCGGTAATTATTTTGGGAGTACTTAATGGAGCCACCAGTATAGGCTCCCAGTCGCTCTTTGGGAATTCTCAATTTGCTTCTGTGGCGATTGGAGCAGTAGCTTTAATAACCAGTATACTATCAACAATCGGATCCTATTTTAGTTGGAGTCGTAGAGCAGAAGCTCATAAAGGAAGTAGTCTTCAGTATGCTAAACTATATCGTTTCTTATCAATCGAAATGAGCCTACCACGCCACGAGCGTATGCGTCCGGCCGATCTATTAAAATATGTTAGAGAACAGTATGACCGCTTTTCTGAGACCAGCCCTCTTATCCCTCCCGTTATTATTGAGTTGTTTAGGAATCGTTTTGATAAAACTGAATACAGTGAAATCGCTCGTCCCGAAGAAGCAAACGGACTTTCCTCAATCTCCATCTACAGAGACTATACCGCACCCAACTCTCCAAGCCAGACACCAGCGCTTGAGTCAAGAATTCATTCATTTCAAGTAGAAATTGAGGCCCCCCCGAATACCCCGGTTGCGACTGCGTAAAAATAAATAATTAAAGATCTAAACTAAGAATATATGAGTATCGTAGTAGCTATTTTAGCGAAAGACAAGGAGTATTGTCTCCCTCTCTTTCTGCAATCAATCTACAATCAAACTTACCCGAAGGATCAGATCCACTTATATGTGCGTACAAACGACAATAAGGATAAGACCGAGGAAATCCTTAATGAATTTATAAGTAGAGTAGGTAGTGAATATGCCTCTGTATTTTATGATGGAGGCTCGATCGATTTAACTCTAAAAGAGTATAAAGAACACCAGTGGAATCCACACCGTTATTCTATTCTTGCTAAGATCCGTCAAGATTCAATCAATTATGCAAGAGCAAAGGGCGCCCATTATTTTGTAGCGGACTGTGATAATTTTATTGTCCCAGAGACCCTCGAGCGTCTGTATAAGAATCGCGATCTTGGTGTTATTGCTCCACTGTTAGAATCGCAAATTAATTATAGTAATTACCACCACTGTTGTACAGATAATGGATATTATAAAGATTGCGATGAAGGTCGTATTATTCGTTATAATAAAGTGCGTGGACTAATTGAAGTAGCTGTTGCCCACTGCACATATTTTATTGATAATCGATTTTTAGATAAGATCGTATATGATGATTGTAGTGATCGTATGGAGTATGTGATCTTTAGCCATTGGTTGCGTTTTCATAAGATCCCCCAATTTATTGATAACACAATAGATTACGGGTTTCTTGTTAGTCCTTACCCAGAAGATTCTGCAAAGGAATTCAAAGAATGTATACTAAATATATTCTTTAAGAAGTATAAAATCCTATTTAAACCAACAACACCGGAGTTTGCTAAATATTTTCTTACTCTTTTTAACTTCTAAAGTCGGAGAGATCTCAATAACAACCTCGCTTTTAACTGGTTCGATAGAAATAGTTGAAAGATAGGGAGAAGATTTAGGATTCATATACTATATAATAGTTTTTTATGCGGCCGTGTAGCCAGTGAAGCCGGAAGTAGGTGCTGAAGCATTACCAGCTGGGGCAATAGGACCGATTGTTGTGGAGATAGATCCACCAATCCAGAGTGAGACTGTCAGAGGCGAACCAGATCCGTTGATGAAGTTGTAGGTAGTAGAGGGGTTAATACCCTGAGGAGTTGGGACAGCCCCAGTCAGTGTAATAGGAGAGCTGGGGAAAGGAGGGGGACTCGCTACTACGAAAGTGTAAGCATCATAGCCAGTCTGTGAGGCTGATGTGGCTCCAGCTGCTACTGTGATAGGAGCTTGGGGTGTAATACCATCATATAGAGTTAGATCAGCAGTAGCGCCGAGGCCGTTAGTGAAAGTATAAGCGTTGGCGCGCACCAGTTCAGAAGGAGTGGATACGGGAGCGTTCACCGGGATATTACCACTGGCCGGGCCAGTAGCGCCACCGATCACGCACTTGCTGATGATCACTGAAGCACCGGGAGGAGGCACCTCGACCGTAGGACCAGCTCCAGAGCCAGCGTAGCGGGCATAGAAACGGAAGGTAACTGTATCTCCGTTAGAGAAAGTCAGCCAAGTAGGACCGATCTCAGAGATGAGGGATACACCATTGAGAGGCACTGAGAAGTAGGCGCTGGCGGTGTAGTAGAGGAAGCCATTGAGAGCAATAGGTGAGGAGCTATTCTTCTGGATTGTTGCTGTCCACTCCAAGAAGTTGTTGCCCGCCACACCCATCGACAGAAAGCCGAGGATCCCCATACCTTGCGCGGTCCAGTTCCAAGTAGTAGCATCCAGATTGAACACTTGAGTGGCGATCAGAGTGCCGCCAGTTGCACCCGTGATCGTAGTGCCGGCTGTAGCACCAGTGGGACCAACTACAGCAGAGGTGAACTGAGATAACTTTGCCGCTGTGCCGACTGTACCAACTGGGCCAGTATCACCAGTGTCGCCCTTAGCGCCCGTATCACCAGTGTCGCCCTTAGCGCCCGTATCACCAGTATCACCCTTTGCACCAGTATCACCAGTATCACCCTTGGCGCCAGTATCACCGGTGTCGCCCTTAGCGCCCGTATCACCAGTATCAC